CCAATGCTTATTTCGACACAGCTCGTATGATTTCACCCACTTAGCCGGTAATCCCTGGCTATCCTTGTAGGTAAGAATCTCGCCAAGGATCCAGAATATCTTCTTGCCTAAGGCTTTAGGCTGGCCTTCAGACGGTAATAATTCGATGTTTTGCTTTTTTATGGTTGATTCAGCCATTGCTTATTTTTTCCTTAATTTTAACAAATTTCTTTTTTTCTTTCGCCTGGCAGCGTCCATCACCGGCCTAATAAGATTATCTAGTAACACCGCCGGGTTTACTTTCCCCGCTACTGCACCCAAGTCTGACGCAACAAGCCCCATTTCTGCAACCGAACTGCTCGACCTACCCAGCCAATCAATATATTGGGGAGCAGAAACCGGACGGCTCATAACGCTCGGGCTCCAGGGAGATTTTGGCCCCCACAAATTAGACGCAATCCGCTGACTTGTAGAAATACCAGAGACATCCCTTAGACCTTCATTTATTCCCGCAACTATTGGGTGTCTTTGTGCAAATGACGGCGCAGATATTGTTCCATATTCGTATTTTCTGTGCGACAAATCATAATTACGTTGAGGTAATCTCGCTTGGTAATAGCTTGGATCTATAATTCTTTTTTCGGCAGCACGAATGTTTTTTTTTCGATAAGGGCTGTCTTCATGGTGTTTTAAATACATTTTTTTTGATTCAGCCATTGCACGCCTCTATGTGTTTGTTATACCATCCCCGCCCCTTAGGGTTGTTGGTGTATCTCTTACCGCAAATTCCACAGCGTATCTCGCCATTATCGGGATTCTCATCCGGCCCAGCCGTTAGAGATTCCTTTACATCGTCTGGTAAATTACCGGATAATCCAATCTTGTATATCCCGTCCCTCGTTAAAACCTCATCATCCCGCAAGAACGGCCTCGCCCGGCAATAACGACACCTGATATACATCCAATCAGGGCCACCAACAAACGGCTCGGGGAATCCTGCCCGGTGAGGATGAAACATTTTACCCGAGATCGGCACGGATAGTTCCTCAAGCGATGTTTGGGCTATCTCCAGGCCGCAGATTTGACACTTTACGATCATCGTTTCCTCTCTGTCCGTTTAACGGCCTTCTTTTTAGCGACTTTCTTGGCCGCGGGTGCCTTCTTGACAGGTTTCTTGGCGGCTTTCGCGATAGCTTCCTTGATAGCCTTATCAGTCACAGTAACCAGAAGGGGTTTCTTGGGCTTAGTGACTTTTTTCTTCGGCTTAGGCTTGGCTTTCGCCTTCAACTTGGCCGTAACTCTATGAAATCCCATTTCCGTTAAGATCACATCGTCGGAAAATGGACGCTCACCACAATGTGGACACTTCAAATCATCCTTAAATGGCGGTGAAATCCCCTCAAGAATGGAATGAAACATGGATGCCTTTAATGGAAGATCCAGCACATCCGGGCCAGTACCACCTATCGGTTCTCGACAACTTTCACAGATTAGTATCAATGGTCGGTCTCCTTTCGCTCATGTTAGTGTAATCCGGTAACTCATCCGCTATGTAATCGCCTTCGGGCTCGTCGGTGGATCCCTGGTTTGTGGTTGGTGGTGCTATCGGTTGGCCATCCAGGATAACCGTTTTACGGCCCATCAGGTAGCCAATCACAACCGCGGCAATGATAACGGCGGCTGTTATTAGGTTTTCAATCATTTGTTCCAATCCCCAACGAGGTCACGTTGTTACTTTCATGGCAATCACAACAACCAGCCCAAGGCGCATTTACCTTTCCACAAACAGGACATTGCCACCCTTGATTTGGTAAAACTTCATACCGTTTCCACCAACTCCCCGTAGGATCATGCTGGTGAGAACAAATACATGGATAACGATTGCAATATGGACAAAAATGGGTTGATGTTTCACTAATCATACAGTCCCCACCAATTCCCCATCATCAACAGGCATCTCCTCACCTAAATAAGGATCGTGCAACCCCAGGTTATCCAGGGCAGCATCGTTCTCCCGGCTAAACATCAGGCTTCCATCGGGATCCTTCGGGCGTACCAACTCATCGATGCGCTTCTCCGCGGCTGTTTTCAATCTCTTGGGCCTCTCAAGGGCTAACGGCCTGGCCATGCAGATATGAGCGGCCTCATCATACACATGGTCTTCAGCGTCGGTGTCTACGTCCTCAATTTTGTTTTTGTCTATGATAATGTTCGGCAGGGTGCGAATGAATTGCTCGCAAGTATCGTAAATCACCATCATGGGCATGGTGCCGTCCGTGGGCACTTCGAGGCGCCGATGAAACTGCCGGATCTTTAGTAAACGGCTTGGATCACCTGGGGACAGGTACAAGCCCTCTTGAGCAAATTCTTCGATGGTTGATGGTCCCTGGCCACCGCCTTTGTAGTCCGGCTTTTTGTTCGCGCACGTGGGATCGCATAGCCGGACAATCGAGTTGTTATTGTTTTCCAGTATGCCACCTGATAGCCGCATTTGAGCTTCGCGCGCCTTTACACCCTTGGCCACCGCATTGTCGGTTATCCGGAGTCCTTGGTTTGGCTGGCCATTGAATCCGTACCATTCCGAAAACCGATACACCCGACCATCTGCGTCTACCCACCACCAGCCTATTGAAAACGGGGCACCATAGCCCCAATCATACGTCATGTAGATTGATGCGCCCGCCGGGACCGGTAGAGGTTTGATAACGTGAGATTGCCTGGAAAACTCAGGAAACGCCTGGCCGACGAATATATCCCAATTACCGTCCTTGAAAGCGGCCCGGAGATTCTCGGGTAACGTATTCAAAACAGCCCAATACCCAGGGTCCAGGTGAGGGTTATCATCCGCTTTTGATGGAATATAGGTAAATTGTGTGCGATAATCTTCAGGAGAAACAGGTGGATACCATTCTTCGCCAAATAATTTATCCATCCAGAGCTGTTTGCACCACCCATGCCCAACGCCACCCGGGTTTGTAGCACCAACAAATTGACATTGCACATCCTGCAAGCCTGGCCACCGCAGCCGGGACCGCAGGAAGGTAAACACCTCATAATCGTTTTTAGTTAATTCGTCGACCAGAATGAATGAAAATTCCGCAGATTGATATTTTGAAGGATCGTCCAGGTTGCGAAAACAAATAACGCCGGATCCCCATTCTTTATTCAGGATGTAGCACCGGCCATATTCTTTATGATCGACACACATCCGGCCTAACCATGGTGGAAACTCTATCCCTATTTTCTGAAGCTGCCTATCTTTAAGGCTTGGGTAATCTTCACAGGCCAACATCCCCACACATCTGCTTAACCCATACGTTTCAAACAAAGCCATCAGCCTACGAACCGCATACCACCTAAGAAAATAGCTTTTGCCGCCACCCAGGGCGCCACCGTACAGCAGATACTTAATACGGCCAGAGTCCAGAGCCTTAACCGCGTCTAATTGCCGTGGGGTGAACTTGGCAACGTCACGATCAAACTTAATTGCTTTTGTATGTTTCGATAATGATCCGGCTCGGGGCATCATCGTCTCCCGCTGATACATCCAGGTTAAATGCTTGACGTTCCAATGGAATTAGATTCTTGATTGCAAATGACAATTCCTTGATAGAGCTGATACGAAACCTTACGTCTTTTTTGAGATCAGATTCGGGTTCGGCTTCTTCATGTTCGTGTAATCTCTTAAAGATGCCGGCTATAAATTTGTTTAATGAAACAATGGTTTTTCTGTGACCTTTAATAACTTTTACGTTTGTGCTTACGGCCAAATCAAGGTCAGCTTCAGTCGGATTATTGCGCTTTTTTTTGCGTTGCGCTAAAAGGGCTGCGTTTGTACGCCGCCTGACTTCATCGGATTTATCTTGTGTCCAGCCCCATTTTTTAGCTCGGCGGCAGATATTGGAGCTGTGGATGCCGTACTCTGTTGACAGGACGTTTAGGGTTTTCTGCCCCATTCGGTATTCCCGTTCTATTCCCTCCCAATCTATTTTTTTACGCTTAGCCATTATTTCCTAACACTGAACCGTTCCCTGCATATTGTGGCCATATCGCCCCAGGTAAGGTGCTCGTCTTTGAGTTTCAATTCCAGGTCTAAAAGCATTATTGCATCTAGTGCGTTGTTGAATCCCCTTTCGTAATCATTAGAAACAAACTCAAGGCGCCCGTCAATATAGATGTCTCCCTTGTCAAAGAGGGTTTCATCTGTTTCCGAATTAACCAGTACGGTTTGTGTTTCTTCATTAAACTCAACTGTATACGCCTGGAGATTGTCTGTTCCAGCACACAAGTCAAAGCTGTTTTCATCATCCGCAAAACAAGGGATTGAGAAGATTAGAATAATTATGAGGGCTTTAAGGTGGGGTCTAATCATTTCCATGGCCTCAGTTTAGCATCATAGGCCAGTTGGTTCATCGATTCGTGAAAATATTGTGTCCAATAACACCATCTCATCGGGCGCCCTTCTTTCCCTATCCGGGTATCAAAGTTTCTGCCCTTGCGTTTCTTCATTTTAAGGTCTGTGATTATTACGGCCTCCGGGATTAATTTGTTGATTTTATCTGAATAATTCATAACTTAGGCTCCTATACCATAAAATACATTATATGTCAAGTCTTTTAGGTTTCAATCAAATAAGCTCTGTTGATGTTTTATATTCCGTAACCTCGGTTCCGCAATTTCCTTAACGTATTTTTTATTTAGTTCGATGCCTATGAATTGGCGGTTATTTTCGAGTGCGACTACTCCGGTGGTGGCTGCGCCCATGAATGGGTCGAGGACGGTGCATGGTACGGGATTATGTGGTATATAAGCTAAATCATCCGAGGCTAAAACCGTGTCTGGATAGGCGACATTGCAAATGCAGGTTGGTTTCCAGCCGGTTGTTTTCGATTGAACTTGTTTGTTATATTCACTGCCAGATAACTTTCTATTTTTATCTCCTCTTGATTCATCCACAAACCTTTCCCCTTTTAGCGCCGACGGTGGATTATATTTAGTTTTTTCCACTACCCTCACCCACGGGTTTCCGCACTCAGGGCAGCACCCTTTTTCGGAGGTTCCGGCCAGCACGCACGGTTTAATTAGTTTTTCGGGGAATGTTGCGAAGTGTGCTTGCGGCATTGGTTGTGTGGGTACTGTCCAGACGGTGCGTTTGTTGCGGCCACTGGGGTTATTATATTTTTCTTTAATTCGTTGTCCTACTTGAAGGTCGTCTTTGTGGTTGTGAAATGAACCCTTTGTTGCGGTTTTACCATTTACGGCTTCCCTAATCGCATCGGCATCGTAGTAATATTTAGCCTTTTTAGTTAATAAAAATATATACTCATGCGCTTTGGTGGGGCGGTCGGTAACTGATTCCGGCATTGGGTTGGGTTTGGAATTGTGAGTAAGTATTCCTGAAGCGAGCGCAAATAAATGTGGTTCATCTTCAACGCCAATATCATAAAAATATCTTGCTCTTGCCTTGCGGATTTCGATTATTTCGCCCTTGTTTTTTTGATTCCAATGGCCTTTTGCTGAATGCTCAAACCGAATTTCTCCACGGAATGAATCGTATTTTTGTTTTCCAATGTATGATTTAGATACATTACAAGTTAAATTCGCTCCAAGTCTTGCACAAAGCGTTCTTAGGTCAGATTCAAGATTGTAATTCCTTGTAAATCCGATTCTCCATCGTTTGTTTTTTTCTTCCCAGTGTCCGTCACCCTTCAAATATCCCATTAATAAAGATTTAAGAAAATGATTATTCCTTTGCCAACAAGCATTTGACAGATGCTTGTTTTTGGCTGTTTTTCCAGCTATGTATGTGTCGATAATGGCATTTAATATTTTACCATCCATGCAAATAGTCATGCCATTTTCAGACGTATCGTGTTTTCGGCAAGTGCAGTGATAAGCCTTGGCTAAATTATATAATTTTGCAAATCGTGAAGTTTCTTTTTTATGGCTTGCGATTTGAATTGTACCGCTTGTATCCCTACTGCCCTCTGCAAGATAGGTTCCCACAAACCACCCAATTTCAGAAGGGATATATTGTGGTTCGTTGTATATATTTTGAATATCCGGCAGAAAACACCTGTCAATCACATCTCCTTTTTTTAACTCACTTGCCTGTTTTAATCCTGAATCCGTAGGCCATTTATGGTTTGGTGTGCATGAAATTCTTTCACCCGATCTTAAAACGATTTCAATTTCATCACCCCTTCTTGGTGATTTTGACATTCCTTTTAATTGTGTCCACTTGTTGCCATTCCATAGTTTTACGGTTTCGGGTTTAAGCCGGTATAAATCTTTTAATGTTGTTGGCATATCTCCTTTTTGAGTTCGAGCATATACCTTTGTCCCACCCGATAAGCACCAAATTATATCGGAGCGCAGGTACCAGCCGTCTGCTTGAAGTGCGAAGGCTACCCGCCAGGGGATGCCGATTAGGTCTTTGGGTTTGAGATTGGTATTTTTCTTTGGTAAGTCTACGGTTTCTGGACCAACCCCATGCTTTTTGCGACTAGGGCGTGTTTGAGAAAATCCACTCGGAGTCTTATTTCCTGCTGGTTGCGAATTATAACTATCCCCCAAATTAAGCCAAACGGTACCATCATCCCGCAATACCCGTTTCACCTCCCGAAAAACCTCAACCATGTTAGCGACAAATTCCTCCGGTGTGGATTCAAGGCCGAGTTGACCTGATATGCCGTAATCTCTTAATCCCCAATAAGGCGGTGAGGTTATGCAGGTTTGAACGGATTCATCCGGCATGGTTTTAAGGACGGTGAGTGCATCGCCTTGATGGATTTTGTATTTCATGATCTCGCCGCCCTGATTGCCCCACCCCTGTATTCTTTCGGCTCATAAAACGCCCCGGTAATGTGTGACGCCACGATCCTGTGATTCGGGCAGTATTTTCTCGGGACACCATTTCCCCGCCAATACATCATGCGACGATGTTTAATGTGGCACGTTGGGCAAATGCAGAGGGTTGATTTGTAATCGCTTTTTTCTGTTGCCATGGTGTCCTCCGTATATTGGTATGTGGGTTGGCTTATATAAACCTCTCTGTGACGCTCTGAGAAGGCCGTGGTCGCTATTTTCCAGTTATCGCAAACTCAATGGGGCACCTCCGTTTCGGTTATGTTTAAATGTTCCTCCCAGGTTCCGTATTTTGAACGTATTGATTTCAGATTATCTGCCCCTGTGCAACCGTGTAGAATATCCCAGATCATCGACTTTGCCTCATTGACGGTTCTGGCTTGCAGAGCATAATCAATCATGTCATCGAATTCCTCATATTCTGTTTTTTCCATTATTCCCCCATTCGCAATAGTCACAACCCTCTTGACAAATCGGCGCTTTATCCCTCTTTTGCGGTTTCCCATGATAATATGTTTGGGCGTAACATAAATATATATCCCGGTGGTGATCGTAATCCCTGGCCGGACATTCCTGTTTTTTTAATAAATAATCCGGTACTTTAGCCTTCAAAACGGTATGTCATCCCCATAATCGTCTTGATTCGCCGTGTTATGTTCAGGCGGAATTTCCGGCGCCTCAACCCTCTCAGCCGATTTAATACTGCGAGCAATTTCACGCAAAACATTTATTGCGGATTCCTTGTTGTCCCCCAGGGTAATTGCGAACGGGATCGCCTTTGCGTTCGGTTCTCGTTCCTGGGTGTCTTGGTTGTAGGTTTGGGGATGAGTCCATTGAGCGTATGTTTTACCGTCTTTGCCCTTTTGTGCCCGGGTTATTTTGTAGCTGCCCTGGTAAACATCCACCGCTAATCCGCCGTACTTGCCTGTTTCGATGTAACTGTTTTCTACGATCATTCTCTCCCTCCCTTGTCAAAATCAATTATTTTTTGTTGCACCGGCGTTGTTGCCGCTTTCTGAAGTTTTTTCAAACTGCCTATTAATTGAAAAAACCATTTATCTTTTGTCATCCAAGGATCAAACTCGGATGCCCTGGCCACGCTTTTTAAATGTTTATCCACGCCGGCGTCTGGATACTGTTTAATCCATTTATTTCTGTCTTTGTAATTAAGGCCCGCGGTTGTGCCGTCTGTTAGTTTAAACTCATAGGCATATTCTTTATCGGCAGATAGATCCGCTTCATATTGTTTGTTCGCCCGGGCGCGTTCCTTGGCTCCGACATATCTCCACCTGGATACCGGTTCCATCCTCCATCCACCGTAAATCTTATAATCCACTTCGAGTCCATTAGGGTTCTTGCCGGCAGGAAACGACTTGGCTTTTCCGATTCTGCAAATTCCACCGAACGGCGCGTTGTTTTCCAGAGTTAGATACAACCGGGCCTTTTCTGCGCTAAACTCACCGCCCCGGGCAAACTGTTCGTTCGATTTCTTTTGAAGTGCGATAAAAGCCACTCCTTGATCCAGGGCTTGATAAATTTCAGATATGAACCCTGCCACTTCATGAAAGTCCCTAACTATTTCCATATAATCAATTATGTTGATCGCATTGGGTTTAATTAAGTCCACGAAATTATTCATCCGTTCATACGCTTCCATTTTACTAAAGGCCATTTTAGCCATTGGATAGGATTGGACTCTCCGTTTTAACTCATCTGGGCTTTCGGAGTTCATGTAACAAACTTGGTCCATAGGGGATTTATAGTCCATTGTTTTGTCGGCCAGGACGTTTTTTACCGTGTCTATATATATATTTTCTTTTTCTATATGTATTTGACCCTGACAGCCCCTCAGCAATCCGGCCATATACCCCACAGATGTTAAAAAACTGGATTTGCCCGAATTTGTGGTTCCAGCGCACACAATTATGTCTTTTGAATGGATCTTAACCATACTGGAAAGCCCTAACGGTAAAGGGATTGGTAGGCATTTGGGTGATTCTGAAAACATATCAATCGGGTCCGCCTGGGCGTCGATTATGCGCCAATGGCCGGGTTTGCCCGGTACTTTTGATGCTATTCCCTGTAATTTCAGGTCGCTAAGTGCCCTATACAGGCGATTTTTCTCCGTTCTTGTTTTAAGGTCAAATTGATAGCAAATATCTCTATTTGTTACAAATCCTGGGTTTTCTATTAAGTATTCTTTGATTTCAACAAATAACTTCTGTTGTGCTGAGGATTTTGGCGAAATTGCTGAGGGATTGCTGAGGATTTGCTGAGGTGGTGCTGAGGGATTGGCGGATTTGCTGATCTCTGCTGATGATTGCTGAGGATTGCTGAGGGGTTTGTCGAACGGGTGATTCTCGAAATGTGTTTTCCAGATTGATTTCGCAGTTTTTTCAACGTCTTGCTCTGGTTGTGGGGGGTTACATCTTGAGTTTTGAAACAACAAATAATCCAACATTCCTTGATAATCAGCACCATCTTTTATGAGTTTCCCGGCAATTCGTGCCGTAGTAATGTTGCGCTCCCCCTCATCAACTGGATCGTATTTTACCGGTTTTTTGTCTGCCTGGGGGAGTTTGTCATACGGAAATTCTGTCAAATCTTCCCATCCGGATCCTTCAACCGGGAACACCAATTCGTATATTTTTCCAGAAGGGTGTTTCGATGGGGCGATTAAAACATATCCACCATCCCCCCGAACATCGACATCGGGTGCTATCCGAACCTTGTTTTTAACTGGCCGGCCATTCGTCCGATAAAAAACATGGGCGCCGTTTGGTGTTTTTTGATAAACCGTTGTTCGTGGGAGATTTTGTTTTATCCAAATATTACCAGCCTTGCTGTCACCGTCTATCACAGCAACCCCAGACACCAGACCTGTCACCATAGCGATTTGAGCATCAGGCCATTTTTTAAACCATTCCTCGACTTGTTCCGGCGTTGCGGCCACTCGTTGAAACTGCTCCCATGCCGCCAATGGTTTTTTAGTACCGTTGCGGATTGGAATTATTGACCGGCCTTCTTCAATGTATTCCAAGGCAGCATCCTCAAGCGTCATTTCGGATATTCCTCTGGTTTAACGGTAAGATTATCTTTGAAATAAACCGCACAATCATGTGAACGAGCGGCAAAAAGCAAACTTTCCACCCATGACCATTCTGGTTGAAATGCCTTTGCGCCAGATGATTTGCTTTGTCCCCCGACAATCAACCAATCCGCATTAATATATTCAAGCAAAATCGGTTCCAGTAGTGGCTCACAAGAGATGAATTTAATATTTTTATTTCCCTTCATCTTTAATCTGTCAAAAATTAACTCTGCATCTAATGCCCTTGCCTGTGTGTCGGCAGTTATTCCTATCCATGCGTTTTTAGGCCATTTGACTTTTAGATACCTTATGGGATTTTTAGTTAAGAAAATAAAATTCCATTGGGGCGACTCTATTACTGACTTCATAACCGCATCAATCCACTCATTCGGCACCCACTCACCAAACAGATCGGCCATTGAACAAACGAAAACATCGTGGATACCAGGAATGTCTAATTTATTTTTTGGTATTTTGGTATTCTTAGGGGCGACAAGACGGTTTGGGCGAAAGGTTGGTTCAAACCCCTCATCAAAAAATCTATTAGCTATATCCCTGGCATAGCAATATTTGCAACCGTGAAGGCATCCGGTTACCGGGTTCCAGGTCCACTTGGCCCATTTGATATTATTATTCTTTGCTTCATTAAATGTGATTATTTTTTTACGACCGGCGCCCTCACGCTTACCACCCCTACTCGTCCCATCTTTTGCTGGCTTCTTGTTTGATTCTTTTGGCTTTACGTTTGATTTCGTGCTTTTCCTGTCATTTTGAGTGGTTACGTCTTTGACTTCATTTGGAGTCTTTTTTCTCCGCTGTCTCCGGGATCTCGTTTCCAATGTCTTTCTGTTTATTTTCGCATGAAATTGTTCCGCAATCCACTCGGAAAGTGATTTCCCAATAGCATAGTCGGACTTTCCTTCCCTGTGACCCGCTTCAATTTCTTGTTCAATATAAACCTCGCACGCTTCACGATTCGCCATTTATTCCCCCATTCCTGGCAATATGCCTTGTTTGTTATCGTTAGTTGTTTTTGTAAAACCAATAGATTTAAAAGATGGGCAAGCGTTCCAGTTCGTTCCTAAGAATAGTTGCCAGCCATATTTGCCGGTTTTTTCTTTCCTATAAACCCAATGTTTTTTATTAATAGTTTTGGTTCCTTCCTTCGGCTGCCTACATTCTTTCCTGACGTTGAAACTTCTCTTGTCGGATGTTAGCAACCCTGCCGTTCTTGCAATCGCACCCGTACTGACATTTATTAATATATCATTTTTTCGGTAACATGAAATTTCGCTGAAATCTTTTAAAATATTATAATCAGGGCAACCATTGAAATCCTGATAGCATAGGCCAAACCTGACCTCTTTTTGTTTGGAAAAGAAATTAGGTAATATTTCCTGTTGCCGTCCACGCATTAATGAGATATTGATTCGGTCTGGATATGATACTGAGTTGATGTTTTTGGACAGGCGCGAAAAATTAGAGGAATCTTTTTCAATTAAAATTAATTGGCATGGATATTTTGTATGCCTTGTTAATATATCCAGCAGAATCATCGAGCTTCCCATCTCTCCATTTCTGCCAATACCGTCGCCAGCGTTTAAATCAAAAACCCAAATATACTTATCTTTATTCCACCTTTTTAACTCGTAATTTTTATATATTGGATTTATGGCATTTATTAGTTTTATGAAAATTTGCGAAAGATCACGCTGTTTTGTTTCTGTTGTTTTTGATCGGCCCACCAAAGACATTTAACCCCCTAAAAAAAAAGATCGCACCTCATAAGCTGCTCGCGGCGACAAAACCGCCCCGGTGGTGTGCCACCAGGAACCTATGAGATGCGATCTTTGTATTTTAAAAGATTTATGTTTTGTCATTTTGAGCCTTTCATAGACAACCAATAGCAGCTTGGTTTTAGGATGTCAAGCGTTTATTTTATCAAGTCCCTCGGCTCAATATCCAGCGCCTTGCCAATCGGTTCGGCACCTTTTAGCGACTCCTCTGGATACAACAATTCCATGCGGCTGACTTTCCCGCCGGTGGCTTTTTCGATTCGTGCAGCCAATTTCCGTCCAGGGTGCCGGTCCCCATTTATGATTTTATTAATGTAAATTTTGTGGACGTTTACCGTCTTGGAAAATTGTTGCTGAGTGATTTTATTCTTTTTTAGATAGTCGATTAGTTTCATGTAAAAACCAATACCACAAAATGTTTTATAATGTCAAGAATAAAAAATGTCATACTAAATTAGTTTTCCATAACAATTATTATTTATGAATTGCAAAGAAACCCCTTGACTTTGTAAAACAATTAGTTTAATTTAGAATTAAACAAAAGGAAAAGACAATGTTAAATATGAACATGGACAAAAGAAAAAAAGGGTTCTGCTGGCATTGTGGAATAAAGACAGGCACATTTGAACGTAAATTAAAAAATGGAAGGATCCTAAATATCACCAGATGGGATTGTGGTCTGTGCAATCCTCACGATCCACAAAAAGATTTTTTTCGTTATAGGGTACGGGCAATTACAATAATGAAAAATATGTCTGATAACATTATTTTTCTTTATGAATGTCCATGTTCTAATAAACGCAAAGTGGCACACCATCCAGACTATACAAAACCGAACGAGATAGAGTTGTTATGTTATTTGTGCCACTCAAAAGCACACAGAAAAAAAGCCGCACGAAACCAAAGTGTTGACTCCGGCTTTTAAATAGCCCAATGCGACCGGTCCCGTGAAGGCACCAACGGCAGAGGGCAAACGGCAAGGGCAATAATTTCAATCCAACAAAGGGGGTATTATGATTTACACACGATTTGGGTGTCCAGTAACAATTATTGATGTCAATGAGAATCAATCACAAGTTACCATTCAATACAATGATGCACCTAAAGATACAAAAGAAATCCCCACCATTGAGTTGAAAGCCGATGGTGGCTGGTCTGAAGTTCAACAAGCGATGGAAAGCGTTTAATAAATGAGAGAGAAACCCGCAAAAAAGGAGGCAAAAGTGAAAGACAACGATTTTCGATTACTCAGGGAAAAAATTAGAGACCTGGAAATCAAACTTGCGGCCGCGCAGGATTCTCACAAAAAAGAA